TGTAATGGATATATTACCTGACGGTTACATTCGTAAAAAATCCTCAACCATACCTTTTGGGTATGAAGAGGATGGTATGATTGAAGGTTATTTAAAACCTATTCCTCAACACTTAGCAGTACTAAAAGAAGTATCTGAAGCTGTATTTCATGGTGAAATTAGTTTAGGTATTGGAGTTGATTGGTTAGAAGCTGAAACAGGTAAAAAACTTTCTCGTATGGGTTTAAAAAAATACGTAGATAAGAAGTATGGAAGACTGGGAAAAAAATCCTGAAAAGTACTTGACAAACCCTGATGGGAGCTATATACTTAACAAAGACGGTACTCCACGCAAAAAGGGTGGTAGACCTAAGAACTCAGAACTATCTGATATTCAATTAGCTCTTAGAGCTAAAAAAAAACTAGATAGAAAAAGTACTAAAGTAAAAAAGCTAACTAGAAGTTTAGCAAAAGTAAAAAAAGAAGTAGAAGCAGAAACTAAAGCTTTAACTTCTAATGTTCTAACAAAAGAAGAAACAAAAGTTCTTCCAGATGAATTACAAGAACATTTAGATACTACTGGGTCTCATGTGGCATTTATGCCGAATGATGGACCGCAGACAGATTTTTTAGCTGCAGCCGAAAAGGATGTACTTTATGGTGGAGCAGCAGGTGGTGGTAAAAGCTTTGCAATGCTTATCGACCCACTAAGGTATTGTGATAAGTCAGCTCATCGAGCTTTAATACTTAGAAGGTCAATGCCAGAGCTCAGAGAGCTTATAGATAAATCTAGGGAATTGTACCCAAAAGCATTTCCCGGAGCTAAGTTTAGAGAAGTAGAAAAGTTATGGAACTTTCCTTCAGGAGCTAAAATAGAATTTGGATTTTTGGAACGAGATGCAGATGTGTATCGTTATCAAGGACAAGCCTATAGTTGGATTGGTTTTGATGAAATAACACATTTACCAACAGAGTTTGGTTGGAATTATCTAGCATCTAGGTTAAGAACAACCGACCCAGCACTGCCAACGTATTTACGTTGCACGGCTAACCCCGGAGGAGTTGGTGCACATTGGGTTAAAAAAAGGTATGTTGAACCTTCAGACCACAATAAAACATTTGTTGGTAATGATGGTTTAACTAGAAAGTTTATTCCAGCAAGATTACAGGATAATCCTTTTCTTGCAGAAGACGGAGAGTATGAAAGAATGTTACTCTCGTTACCAGCAGTACAGCGAAAGCAACTGCTAGAGGGTAACTGGGATATTAGTGAAGGTGCAGCCTTTGCTGAGTTTGACCCTGACATTCATGTTATACCGCCTTTTGATATTCCTACATGGTGGGAAAGAACAAAAGGAATTGACTACGGTTATGCTTCGGAAAGTTGTTGTCTTTGGGCAGCAGTAGACCCAGAAGATAAAACGATTATAGTTTATCGAGAACTATATCAAAAAGGTCTTACTGGTGAAGTCTTAGGTGATAGAATAACTGATTTAGAAATGAGTGAAGTTAAATCTATTACTGGAGTTTTAGATACTGCAGCGTGGTCAAGAACAGGATATACAGGTCCTACAATTGGTGAAATACTAATTAAAAAAGGACATAAACTCAGAAGAGCTGATAAGAATAGAATAGCTGGTAAAATACAAATACACGAACATTTGCGACAAAATAACGAAACAGGTAGACCAAGATTGCAAATAACAAGTAACTGTATTAACCTTATAAAAGAATTACAAAGTCTACCATTAGCGAGTTCTAATCCAGAGGATGTAGATACTCATTCGGCTGACCATGCTTATGATGCTTTGCGTTATATGATTATGGGTAGACCTAAACTAGACCATCCTTATGATAGGATGTTAAGAATTAAAACATCTGGATATATACCTTCAGATGATAAATTTGGATATTAATGGCAGACAACGATAATACATTTTTAACCGCTAATAACATCTATGAAGAGGTAGAGGGTGAAGCTGGTAAAAATTTAAATCTTGAAGAAGACCAACGTATGAATTTAGTTGGTACTATTCTTGATAGATTTTATAAAGCAGAAGATGCTCGAAAGTCTGATGAACGTAGATGGTTACGAGCTTATGAAAACTATCGTGGACTTTATGGTAAAACTGTAAAGTTTAGAGAATCTGAAAAATCTAGAATATTTGTTAAGATAACTAAAACAAAAGTATTAGCTGCTTTTGGACAATTAGTAGATGTTATTTTTGGTACAGGTAAGTTTCCTATAGGTATTTCTGAAACTAAATTACCAGAAGGTGAAGCAGAGTCAGCTTACTTAGATGTTGATAATCCTACACCCGGAATAGAATCTGGTGAAATGCCTGATAATATTGGTAATAGATTAATAGACCCTCCTCAAGAAAATGTTTATGCTTATGGTTATGAAGGTGATGGTAAAACATTAAAACCCGGAGCTACACTAGGTACAGGTTTATTTGAAGATAATTTAGAACAAGCTTTAGATAAAGCAGGATTATTACAAGAAGGAGTTTCACCTTTACCTGAAGTTCCAGAAATGTCTCCAGCACAAAGAGCTGCGAGAAGAATGGAAAAATTAATTCATGACCAAATAGAAGAATCTAATGGTTCATCAGAAATAAGAAATGCACTTTTAGAATCTGCATTGCTTGGTACAGGAATTGTTAAAGGTCCATTTAATTTTAATAAAACTTTAAATAAATGGAACTATAATGAAGAAGGAGAAAGAGAATATAATCCTCTTGAAGTTAGAGTACCAAGAATAGAATTTGTAAGCTGTTGGGATTTTTATCCAGACCCTGCAGCAACTAATATAGATGAATGTGAATATGTAATACATAGACACAAAATGAATCGTAGTCAATTAAGGCAGTTAAGAAATATGCCTTTCTTTGATAAAGAAGCTATTAGAGAATGTTTAAGACTAGGAGCTAACTACGAAGAAAAAAGTTTTGAAGCTCAACTAAAAGATGACTCTACAGTAGATGAAGAATACTCTTCAAACTTTGAAGTTTTTGAATACTGGGGAATCATGGATGCAGAGTATGCTAGAGAAGTTGGTATTGAATTATCTGACGATATTGATGATTTAGATGAAATACAAATTAATGCATGGATATGTGGTGGTAAATTATTACGAGCAGTAATAAATCCATTTACACCTTATCGTATTCCATACAATGCTTTTCCTTATGAAAGAAACCCCTATAACTTTTTTGGTATAGGTATTGCTGAGAATATGGATGATTCTCAACAGATTATGAATGGTCATGCTCGGATGGCTATTGATAATTTAGCATTAGCTGGTTCATTAGTATTTGATGTTGATGAATCGGCTCTTGTTGGTGGACAGAATATGGAAATATATCCGGGTAAGATATTTAGAAGACAAGCAGGAGTACCGGGTCAATCTATATATGGCTTGAAGTTTCCTAACACTGCACCAGAAAACATGATGATGTTTGATAGGTTTAGACAGTTAGCAGATGAACAAACAGGTATTCCTAGTTACTCACATGGACAAACTGGAGTACAAAGTATGACTCGAACTGCTTCTGGTATGTCAATGTTACTAGGAGCTGCTAGTTTAAATATTAAAACAGTTATTAAAAATCTTGATGACTTTTTATTAAAACCATTAGGAGAGGCTTACTTTCAATGGAACATGCAGTTCTTTGAAGGTGAGGTAGATGTGGTAGGTGATTTAGAAGTTAAAGCAACTGGTACAAATAGTTTAATGCAAAAAGAAGTTAGAAGTCAAAGACTAACAATGTTCTTACAAACTGCACAAAATCCAACTATTGCACCATTTGTTAAAATATCTAAATTGGTTAGTGAACTTGCCTATAGCTTAGACTTAGACCCTGATGAAATATTAAATGACCCAGAAGAAGCAGCTATGATGGCACAAATTATAGGAATGCAAAATGTTGGACAAAACACAGGCGAGGAAGCTCAACCCGGTAGTCAACAACCCGCAGGTATGGGAGGTGCTGGTGGAGTACCTCAAGGACCGCAAAATGTTGGAGTTACAGGCACTGGCGGTGGCAACATCGGAATCGGAAATGTTCCGGTTGCAGGGGAAGATAGCTTCTCTGGTACACCTAGAGGCTCTGCCCCAACAGGTGAAGGAAGCCCTGAGTAGAATAGAGGAATAAACTATGCAACCAAAAAATCCAAAAGATATAGTTAAACAAATATTAGAACAGCAAAGATTAGATAAAGCTGATTTTAAAGGACCGGGTATGCTTGACCAAGATAGTTTTGATATGCCTTTTTCTTTATCTCAAGAAGCTAAAAATACTTTAAATAATTATTATACTGCAGCAGCTAAACAAGTAAAAAATAATCCAGAAGTTTTTACTATAAACAATATAAAAGAAGGTGCTACATTACTTAATAGTGGTTTTGCTTCAGAAGCTCAACTCAGTAAAAGTCAATTACAAGAAGAATTAATTAAAGCTTTAAATGCTGAAAAAATTGAACATAATTTAAAACCAATAAGAAAAAAACAAACTACAGGTGGCTTACAAAATCCTGAAAAAGCTGATTTAGATAAAGATGGTAAATTATCATCTTATGAACAAGCTAGAGGTGAGGCTATAGAAGAATCTATGAGAGAACAAAAACAAGAGGGTGGCATGATGATGGATAATCAAATGAGTTCCATGATGCAAGAACAAGAAACACCTATGATAGATAATCAAATGGAAAAAATGATTGGTGATTCTCAAGTTCCAGATGAAATAATGGAAGATAATTATGTAGACTTTTTAATAGATGAAGCATTGAGTGAAGAAGAAGAAACAATGCTTATGCAAGAATTACAAGCAAATCCACAACTTAGTATGTTGTTTGATAAAGTTATGGAAGTTGCAATGGAATTTTCAGGCTCAGGACCTGTTGAAGGTCCGGGCTCGGAAGTCTCTGATTCGATACCTGCAAGGTTATCGGATGGAGAGTTTGTCTTTACTGCTAAGTCAGTAGATGTTATCGGAGCTGACAATTTAATGTCATTAATGAAACAAGCTGAAGCTCAAGCAGACCAAAGACAAATGGCTCAAGAAGGTGGACTAATGGAAGAAGAAGAAACTGTTATGCCGGTTCAACAAGAACCAGTAAGACAGGATATTCGTGTTACCAAAGAAACAGTTGGTTCTCAAGCTAGTGTGCAAGAGGAAGACGATTTAGTTGGTGATGAACTTAAAAAGCAAATGCTTTCCGGAAGACCACATGTTAGAAGCTAGGTGATAAAGCCACCCTGTTTACAGGCACTTTATCTTATTTAAACTGAAAGGCGACCTTTACAAGACAAGCCCTGCAAGTGCACACGCAGCTACCTTGTTAAACGAAGCCCTGAGTAGGAGTATAAAATGACAGAAGAAGTCAAAACTAAGGAACAGCCAAATCCTTATAATTTAAAAAAATCTTGGCACGAAGGTACTGATAAACCTTTTCAGTCATCAGAGCAGTTATACTTTGAAGACCCATCAGAAAAAAATAAATTATTTAAATCTGGTGATGTTAACGAAGCAGAACAAGCTGGTAATGTTGAAGTAGAAAATCTGGAAACTACTAAGGATGAACCTTATAAAAAACCAGACTACAAAAAGCGTTACGATGACTTAAAAAAACATTATGATAGTAAACTTAATGAGTTTAAAATCAGAGAGCAAGAGCTTTTAAATGAAGCAGCTAGTAATAGACCTGCTTATCAAGCTCCTAAAACTGAAGAAGAACTTGAAGAGTTTAAAACAAAATATCCTGATGTTTTTGAGGTTGTTGAAACAGTAGCTCACATGCAAAGTGAATCTAAGGCAAAAGTTCTAGAAGAACGTCTTAGTCAACTCCAAGAACGTGAAGCTCAAATGTTAAGACAATCTGCAGAAGAAAGGTTAATGGAAAAACATCCTGACTTTAATGAAATTAGAAACAGTGATGATTTTCATGCATGGGCAAAAGAGCAACCCCAGTCTATACAAGATTGGATTTATAATAACTCTGATAACCCTGATTTAGCTAGTCGTGCATTGGATTTATTTAAAAAAGATTTAGGAATAGAAGCTGCTCCAAAAAAGACAACTTCTAAAAAGACCAAATCTGCTGCTGATATGGTATCTACTAAAACAACAAGTGTAGAACCTAAAAGCGAAAAGGTATGGTCTGAAAGGGAGATTGCTGCAATGAGTATGGATGAGTTTGATAAACACGAAGCTGAAATCAGCGAAGCCATGCAACAAGGCAGAATCGTTAAATAAAACTATAAACACAAAGGAGTACTGTTATGGCTCAATTTTTTGAACCTTCAACTGATACTGATGCTAACTTTGCAAACTCCGTAAGTGGACAAACTAATAGTTTTTTCCTACCTAAGATATATTCCAAAAAGGTTTTAAACTTTTTTAGGAAAGCGTCTGTGGTTGAAGCTATTACTAACACCGACTATGCTGGTGAAATTTCTGCTTTCGGAGACTCAGTTAGGATTATTAAAGAACCTGTTATTTCCGTATCGGACTACACAAGAGGTTCTGACACTACTCAAACAAAGTTAACTGACCAAGAGATAACTTTGGTTGTAGATAGTGCTAAGGCTTTCAAATTCATCGTAGATGATATTGAAACTAATATGTCACACGTTAACTTCAAAGAAGTAGCAACTTCTTCTGCAGCTTACGCATTAAGAGATTCTTATGATGCTGCAGTGATTGCTTCTATGTTCTCTGGAGTATCTACATCTTCACCTGACCACGTTTTAGGTGCTGATGCATCTGCTGCTACTCAAACTATGGGTCAGCATCAAGGTGGTTCTAACGCTATCGACCTTTTAGGTTCTGATGGTACTGGAACTGACCCATTAGATGTGATGTCTTTTATGGCTAAGTTACTAGATGAGCAAAGCGTTCCTGAAGAAGGAAGATGGTTCGTTGCACCACCTTCATTCTACAATGAACTTGCACAATCTGGTTCTAAGTTATTGTCTGTAGACTTTAACGCAGGTCAAGGCTCTATAAGAAATGGTCTTGTATCTAGTGGTAAACTAAGAGGATTTGACATGTACAAATCTAA